GCTCTCCCTTGGCTTTGTCAGCTTGTGATTGCCAATATTCAAAACGAGTTGAGTCGTCTCTAGGGGAAGTTTCTTGTGTTCCTTGCGTAATTGTATCAGCCACACCAGTATTAACTGGTACTTCCCCATTAGGTATTGCAGGTTGCTCTACTGAGAGCATTGCATCCTCTTTTGGTGTCTGATCAGCATTACGTGTTTCTATGATATTCTCCATTTCTTTTCCTTTGCGATTTGGTTATTTCCAGCAACCGCTTTCTTCAATTCTTATCTAAAATCCTCTGGCATCATTTGATTACCAGATGGTAAATCTTTTGTAAAAGGATTATTTTTCATGTCTTCTAATGGAATAAGCTTTGCTCCCCTAAAGCCAAAATCATATGCATGTTTTTTTCCATCTATTTCATAAACAATATCTCTATTATCTGTTCCAAAAAGACTCATTTGGCCTGCATAACTATTTATATAACTAGCATGTCTAAGTGCATCATCATCTAATTTTACAACAAGACGATCATCTTCAATTTTCATTTCAGGCATATAAGTAAATTTATTTTCATTGCCTTCTTTAAATTCAAGATCATAAACTTTTTCAATGTTTCTTTTTTTAATCTCTAATGGATTATCTGCCATTACTCCTCCAACATTAACATTTCTTCATTCATTTCTCTGGTAGGATTTGGCTGATTAAACTCCTGTATATCCTGTTTGGCCATCTTTAACTCATCGGATAAACGGTTCTTGTATAACTGGGATGCCATTTCCACTTTAGCTTCTGCTTTAGCCAGTTTCTTTTCAAATTCTTTAACTTCGACACGTTTACGATCATGTAACGATTCTCTCTGTGCCGTCTGTAAGTCCCCTTTAAGCTTTTTAATCTCATCTGTTTGGGCCTGGATTTGACTTTGCATTTTTTGCATTTGACCTGCTCGTTCTAAAACGCCTTCCATATCTGCTACATCGGTCTGCTTTAATACTTCTAACTGATCTATTAGACCTGCCTGATAAAGCTGCATATAGTACTCAAATCGAGCGAATCTATTGGAAGGCAACGTAGACCCTGATAAAACAATAACATCGTATTTTCCGACCGTTATATCGTTTACTTTGCCCATTAGGTTTCCTACGTCATCATAGATAGGACTATTGATTTCCATTTCTAAAGGTCTATTGTTGGGTTGCATCAGTCTCAATACTTTTTGATCGGTATATACATATTGCACCAATCCTACTACCACCTTTGCCAATTGGTTAATACATTCTTCTACATCATCTCGTTTGGATTTAATTCGTCTTTGTCCATATTCATCCAAAGCTACCGTTCCTTTAAATGTTTGTGGTGCTGATCCTATATCTCCCTGCATCAAAGCATAAATACCAAGGATTCTTTCAATATCTGCTTTGGCATCTGCTTCGTTTTTATATAATTCATTTGGTAAGGGTACAGGGCCAGCTACAATTGGTTGTCCCAATTCAGGATCAAACTCAATGACGGCTGTACCTGCTTTTCCCCATTCTGTTTCCAAATGAGCTTTGTCCATACTACCACGAGGAATTAAGAGTTTTACATTCGTAGAACTCGATGCATGTGCTACAATCAGGGAACGTATTTTATTTATGTACTCCTGTAATCCCTTTACGAGCCTTACGTCACTTAACGGATATGGATTGCGATTAAATCCGTTCATAAAAGGCACAATCGGATACTCCTCAATAGGCAACACCACAGTAAATAATTCTACATCTCCAACACTTACAATCTGTTGGATTTGTGTTAATTCTATTTCATTGACTAAAATTTGACCATCGTCAATTAAATTCTTTTTGGTAATTACGTCAATGGTAGCTGTGCTATTTGGAATAGCTCCTTCGTGTTCTTCACCTGCCATTGGAGTCGGTTGACCTGTCATAGGGTCTAGCATTAAATGATACGTTGTACCTACCTGCTCAATAATCTGCATATACTGACTAATATTTCTTTTGTCTGTAAATACAGATTGGTTTTCAGGAGTCGTATGTACAATAGCAGGTTCTTGGCCATACTCTTCATACTCTACCTGATTTAATACTTTTTGCTCATTACTAAAAGGATCATATATTTTAAAATATGGATCTTTTACTTTTGTATACCGTTCAAATAATTCTAGTTCTCTTTCTCCTGTAATGGATGTACCTGTCATTCTTCGTTTCATAGTTACATCTTCACTTCGTAATCCAAAACGTGAATCGGTTTCTATATTGATATGACTGGTTTCTGCTGCTTCTTTTATCTGATCAGCAAATTCAGGGTAATACTCAATAAGATGAGCTTCCGTTACCAGCTTTCCAATAATTAAATGTGCAGCATCTCTGCAAAATGGATCTTTAGATGCAGGATCTACGAAAAGTTCTAATGGGTCTATAGATGTAAGCTTGACCTCTCCAGATCCAAAATCAGCATCTGGGTCGATGTGTGCCATCATTACTCCCATTCCTTTAACATAATAATCGTCTATCGCTTGTTTCAGTTCTACATTCCCATTAGAATTATCCCATATGTAGGCCATAATATCTGAAAACATTCTACCGACCTTTGCATCGCTAGTTTCTCTAGCAGTCGATTGGAATTTAGGAGAGTTTGCAGTTAGCATAGCTTTCGCTTGCTCTACTGCAGAATATACTACATTTACAACTAACGGCTCTTGTGCTCGTTGTCGTAAGGCACGTATTTGATCGTCTGTCCATTGTTTGCCGTTACGAAACTCATTATCTTCTACGGCCTGCTTTGCCCACTCTTGTCTGGCAGAACTGTATTCAGACAGTAAATCCTGTGTTAATTGTACCTCATCGGTCTTAACGATATTTTTATGCATGCAGAAAGGGTTTTAGTATCTTAAACGATTACTTTAATTAAAAGTTCCATATTATGCTATCTTCCAACTTATATCATCATCAACATACGCTTGATAGGTTGGTTGTTTTACAGCACGTGTTTCTTTATGTACAGGTGCATAACATTTTTTAGTTGCATAAAATAATCCATCCAGCAAATCATCATGTTTTCCTCTAGGGTACAACAATAACTCATCTTTTAACTCTTCCATTGTTTTTAACATATACACTTTTTTTTGAGCAAAGTAAGGTTGCATCGTTTCTAATCGTGAGGATTTACTGGTTCTAGGACTCTCTTTAATTTCCAATCCAGAAATAAATATTTTTTCTTCATCACAACGTTGTCGTAAGTATTCTCGTAGCATTTCCTGATAGCCTACACTCTCTACTCGTACTTTAACAGGTTTAAACATTTTAAAATACTCTATAATGTTTTCTGCAAGTTGCATGGGAGTTGCCCTATTACGGTAATACTGGAGAATATACCTGTTGTTGTTTTCGTCTACCGCTACTGGCATAATTACAGAGTAATCTGCTGTCTTACGGACTGAAGAAGCAGGATCAACTCCCATAAACACATTGACAGGTATGGTTTTGTCTTTATTCTTTAAATAATGATACCCATCGCTGTCGATTTCTAATTCATAGTCATGGTATTGGATATAATCCAGTTTAAACAACTGATCCTCATCTCCAATAATCTGACACATATACTCTCTGTAGAATACAGAGCTACGTCCTATGGACTCTAATTCTTCTTTTTTTTGTATTAATTTTTTTATAGGCTGCCATTCTTCCCACAAAGCAGTATTTTTAGTAATGCTGGGACTAAAATGCATATTATGCCATCCTTTCATTTCTTTTAGTATTTCTACCATACATCGTTGGTGCTGTGGTGTACCAATAACAATAATCTTACCTTTTTTAGGGTCTAGGGAGGGAACAGCACTCTGTAATAGCCATCGTAGATTAGCTTCCATAGCTTCAGAGGTCTTCGTATTATTCTCATCTTCAGGATCGTCTACAATAATCAGCGTTGGTCTTTGACTTCCCACCTTAATTCCACGTAACTGTTGACCTGTACCTTTGCATATAATCATGGAACCGTCTTTCAATTCAACTTCGCTTTTTGCCCACTGCCGTGCACTGTGCTGTCCCCAATATCCGTATATTTGACGAAAGGTTGTACTGTACTCTATTGTGTCTTTAATCGTACCCAATAGTTTAATAGCATGATCCTGCGTTCTAGATACCAGTACAATAAGTTTTGCTCCACTATGGTTCATGATGTGGTAAAGGGGATATACACCACCGACTATAGAAGACTTAGCATGACCACGTGGAGCGATAATGTTAATTTGTTTGTTGTCTTCTTCACATAAAGCATCTGCTATTTTGTAATGAAAATCTGGGGAAGGAGCCGAAAACATGTTTGGCATAATAACCTTACCAAACATAATCATATTTTGAACAAGTTTGTCTTTTATATATTTTGTATGATCTTTCAATTAGTTTAATTGATCTCTAAAGGTTTCGTATTGATAACCTAGTGCTTCTATTTCTCGTAAAGCATCTATAGCATAACTAGCCATCCAAGCAGAGTCTCCTTTCTGCATAATAGCCAATACATGCAATGCACGTACTGCAGCATCCAATTGCTCGGTTTTGAGAGCATCTTCTGTTATACCCTGATAATCTAGTTCTGGATCATTTAGGTCGTTCATCTTCTTCGCTCTTTCTTTGCAAGGTTAGCCGTTTATCTTCTTGTGCTATGGTATCGGCTATCTGTTTGGTGTAATCCACCTGTATCGTATCGGTTATCATCTTTTTATTTGGCTTCATTTCCAATAAATCCATTAAATAGTCGTTTGCCTTTAGAAAATTGTTTACATCCCCTTTTTCTTCGGACATTTTTAGAGCTAGTACAATGTTATCTACAGCAAACTCTTTGGAAATACTCTTTTTAGCCAATATTTCTTTTAATTTTTCTTCTACCATCTTCTTTGCTACCTTCTGTTTAAGGAATCTGCGTACCGTTGCAATGGGGATTTTCTGGTCAGGTCTATATATCTTACCAAGAGTGTCTTC